TTTGAGACAATTGTTTATTGGTTATCTTAAATCTGGTTGGTTCATGACTGCCCATTTTAATTCTGTTCTCATGACCGCTTATGAGATGGCCTGGTTGAAACATGTTTCACCGGCTTCGATTATCGTTGTTCCGAAAGACATGATGGTCTGGGGCGATGACAACACGAAGAAATGTATTGATGATCCTGAAGGGAGAGTCAAGTTTTGGACTGAAGCTGGGAAAGTTCTGAAGGTCGAGGGAGACTTGAATGCAAAAGAGTTTTGTTCAAGAAAGCTCATCAAGCTCACCAATTTCGATACCTATATTTTCCAAAATATCAACTTTGATAAATCTGCTGTTCAATTGTTGACGGGCAGTAGGGCGAATTCTGTGGCTGCATACACTAGTATGTGCTACAATTTTTGTCTTGCTGATGCCGACACGTTGCGGAAGTTGATTGCGGTTGGTAATTTGATATCGTTCGACCCTGCTGCGAGAGTTGAGATGTGCAGAAAATTTATCAAGAAGCGCATCCAAGAGGATCCCGAACCGACTCTTCCCCTGGAGTCGGTCGGTGAATAGACTTTTAGTCTTCCAGTTGTTGTTTGGTTAGAGCCTGCCAGGTTCTTTGAATTTGGACGGTGATGCGGTCACTGGCAGGATAGGACCTTCAACAACTCGTGTCTTAAACTACATGCATAAGTTTTGCGGCTTTGCGTGTTTGTAGTTTTAAATCGTTAAAAACCGCTTATTTGCTCATCCTATTTTGCCGCTAGGTGAAAATTGATTTTACATTATGGCTTCATTTCGATTAAAAGATTCTCCATCAGTCGGTCCAGCAATGGCCCGATCGCGTAATGTTATGGTTTATGATCCCGATGCGAGGGATGAGCATGCTAAGATGCTTCGGCAGTTACTTAAGAATCAAAATCTTGGTACTGCGTTAGAAGCAGTCTTGGCTTCGCTGGCGTTACCTGGGTCAGCACCCACTGTTAGATTGGGTTCACAATTCGGTTCTGTGAAGACTGCGGTGTCAAAACCACAGTACATTCAAGCCGTTTCTTTTCCCACGTCTGATGTCGGGGATTTACCGCAGACAGACATTTTAGCTTTCAAGTTTAATGATATCTTGCGAGCTTTTGTGACTTCTGTCGGTTTGACTCCAACTCAGTACGTTCATTATCAGTCTATTTCTAGTGTATCTCTTGTTACTGATGCACAAATATATCCGAGGATGGCTCCTTTTATAAGGATCACAGCCGGAGGATCAGCACCATTTTTAGATGCTTCAAATTTGTATGGTCCTCTGTTATATTTTGTTAGAAATGGGATTGCCGATCAAAACAGAGGTTTTCTCTTATCGACGGGGTTTGCGTTAGTAGTTACTTTTCTAGCGCTCCCCCCAGGTTCAACTCTCGAGGTGACACTCAACAAGTTCGATGGCTCCACTTGGTTCTCTTATCAGACCGCTGGTGCTACTGATCTTGCTCCGTCTGTTACTTTTAACATCACCTC